AGTCGCACATTTCTGTGCGAGGCACGTACATCATAGTACTATCACCTAAGTGAGTAGGGGTGGAGTGCTCGGCCATCATAAACCAATGAACCATTGCTGGCTCACTAGGAAATGACAATGCTCGCTTAACAGGGACAATTTTCTTTCGAGAACTGTGACCTGTTATTAAAGCATTGTTAGAGTCAGAATCCCAACCCCCCCAAAGAAAAGGAGGTACGAATCTTGACCACTTCTTGTGGAATCGAGCTAATACTTCGTTAGTGAAGAACGGTATGTTCTCACCTGAAGGTAGCCTAGAGTCCCACGCGAAGATGTGGTTAAGGTGAAGGATTAAATCCGACACCGTGAGCACTTCTCTACGTACGTAGAAAGGAGTGACATCTTGTCCTGTAAAATAGTGTTTTCCACATGACTCACGAAAAGGCCCACGCGAGTGGGTCTTCTTAGTGTTCACACGGAAACCCAGCCAAGCGAATAAACGCGTAAGGCGGGGCACTATAGTATGATGACATATTATATCGTCACCATAAACAGATATGCGACCCTTAATTCCAGAACGCCTTGCAACGACACGCGTAATAGCGTAGAAGAGCAAGGACTCGAGCTCAAACGTGAAACCATTACCCATAGATGAGAACATCTCTAGGTCATGGGGCACAGTTGAGTTTGGAAGAAGAGTGGATTTGACCCGAAGGTCTTCGCATATTGTCCATAACGAGAATGGTAGGCAGTGAAATGCCAATTGGCTCGTTATAGAGTCACTAGCCGCAGATAAGTCGACAGTTGCTAGCCCTTGGGCATATGCAACCTTAGCTAATCTTTGGTTGACGGTTTGATCACGAAGATCAATCCCGACCTTGCGTAGTTTCGAGCGAATAAATTCGCCCACACCACGCTGGAGTGACATATTGACCTCAGGCTCTTTACAAGCCACCCGGTCAATATCAGACTTTTTGTCGACAGTAAACATCACACTACTGTTCACTATCTGCAGGTTTAAGTCCGTGAGGACCGAACCTTCCGTGAGGAAATCCCAATATGGGAAAGCAGAATCAGTAATGTGAGCTATACCAGTGAGCTTTGTTATCGCAGCAGTAGTGCTGCGCTTGACACGGGTGCTAGCTCCATTCGAAAATGGAACTAGTTCAAGAAGTCCAATACTATTTAGCTCGAAGAGCGAATAGCGGCGGACCTCATCCATACCAAGTATGCTACAAATCAGCCGTCGAACCTCAGAGAGAAAACTCTCTGACGTCGTCCAACCGAAGTCTTCATCATTCATGATGAGACGTTGGTTTGTTTGCATATTTGTTAGCTCGCAACCAAGCCATTTTTGAATGGCATTAGCTTGACGCTGGGACGGGGAAACGATTTTGGGATCTAGATACTTCGAGAACAATTCGTCTCGTAAATATTGATCCTTAAACGTTCCTCCATCTAAAGCAGAAAGGAGTTCCTTACGAAACTTACCCCCTACACCAGCTGGCAACCGATCGTTGAAGCCTAGACGGCTTCGGTTTCGATTCGTCATCTTGTTTTCCTCTTAGAGTGAAATACAGCCCATGACGGGCGGGGTTACACTGGGAGTTGGAAGATTTGAAATTCGTTAAGAATAAGCAAACCTTCCTGTACTTGTCCATTACCAAAAATGGTAATTATAAGGACCAATGCCAGTGTGGCCGGGATGGCCGTCTTTGTCCGCAGTGTGCGGGCAACCAAAGATTTGATGAATTTAACCAAAGTTAGTACATCGCTTCCCGTAGAGTTAAAACCGGATCCAAAATGGTCTGGTCTTCGCTCAACGAGTCACGCGCGTACGCAATGATTTCATTCATCTCGTCCTCGGTTGCGTCAGGTGCAAACGTAAATTCCATTGAACAATGGGCTTTACGCGCAACTGACACAAGGTCAACACCAGTTGACGTATCTGTCGATACGACTGGTACCACAAACTTGTGAACTACCTTACGGTAGCCGCCGGCTGTGGTGCGAGCGGAAACAGACATAGTTTTGTCCCCAAGAGCGGTTGCTCCTGGTGCACGAAAATATGAGATGTTTCCTTCAATCCGTACAGGGTCAAATGTGACATCTGCCGGAGTTCCTGCGCGATTAAGCAACAGAAGGGATGCGATTGCAGGCATACTACAATCCTTTCTATGAATAGCTAGTTCACAATTAGTTATTTATAGTTTAGAAGGATTTCTAAAACTATCGGGGGCAAACCCTACCTTATTGTTATTTCGCAATAATAGCAGTAATAAGCGTCATGATTGACGTAATTTTACTTTTATTTAGTTGCGGATCCCAGTAAGGTACTGGGGGTGGAGGAAACGGCATGAGCTGACGCTCAAACGCTTCATTCCATTCAGTATAGGCAATATCTCGCCCATACCGTTCACCCACAGAGCCGCCAGTAACGTGATATTGTCTTTCAGGGTAATTAATACACTGATAAACAATAGGCACGCTAACACCAGTTGTGGATCTCTCCCATTCAACATACTTTGTTAAATAACCGTCGCGAAAATCCATACCAAAAGAGGTAGAAAGTCCGGAGATGAACGACCCGATTGGGACGAACCAGTCAATAACAAAGGACATGGGGAATAATTCCCATGCAAGAGCCGCAGGATTTAACAATCCATGGCTCCCTAGTTGAGCGAGAGTATCGTTATCGACAAAGGCTTTTATGCCCGTCTTAACGACATATTTTCCACCACCTGTGTGTGTCCATTGGCAGTAATCCTCAATAAACGAATCGTTTAAAGAGAACACTTCCTCTTTCACCACAGTAATTGGTTTAGAAATAGGCTGATTAAGGCCGTTTTCAATAGCATCAGCAAGACTATGGATTTCAGTCATGAGTGGTTTCCACCCATATTGAAATTCCAACATCAAGTTGGCGCTATTACCAATGATGGATTTCTTAGCACGTTTCTCATCAATGCCCAAATTAATTAGGGCTTTGAGGGGACGTCCCTGTTTCAAGTATTTTACGCTTGTTAAGAGACGTTTAGACGCACTAAGGAGTAGTCCGACAGTTTCAGGCATTTCGCCTGCAGTCTGAGAGACTTCCCATCCTTGTTGTTGTACCAAACGCTGAAGGTTACGCAAAGCCCGTGATTCCAGATAACCTGGAATCTTAGGTCGATACGTGTACCCCCCAGTGAATGGATGGCCCGATCGGTTCATCGTATGCAACACCCCCAAAGTCTTTGGGGGAGAGTCACCGGATATCGACGTCGTTTTGTGAACTGAAACATTTGAATTACAGGCATTAAATACAGCCCATAGTTCCTCTGTTTCAACCACATTGGACGTTTGATCGATTCCGTAACGATAAGCCCAATAGGGCGTAGGACGAAAATATCCACCGTTCTGACGAGCGGTCGATATCGCATCAGCACGTTCCGCAGCACGGCTTAGAAGGTAAGATTTCGAGGTTTCTACAGTAGTCTGATCAGTTAAATGATCTACGACTTCTGTATTAACGTCAAAAGTCTTAACCGAATAAACTTTGTCGCGTGACATGATTGATTGCTCCTATCAACTTAAGGTTGGTAGGCAGGGCC